GTGCGGACGAGCTGCTCCCACTTGCCGCCAGGCTCCAGGGTGTCCCTGGGGCCTTCCCACACCTGCGCCCACGCACGCGAGTTCATGCGCGTCTGGAACAGGGAAGGCTGCATGCGGGTGACTTCGACCTCGGCGTGCACCGAGTCGGGGGCCATCTTGGCTGGGGCAGTCTGCAAGTCGGGGAGGCCCAGCGTGCGAACCGACTCCCGGGCGTCCATGCGGGCGCGCGACACATACCACAGCCGCCCGTCCTCATCCACCCATGTGGAGTCCAACGCAGCTTCCGCCATCTCAGACAGAATCTCCAGCCCAGACCTTTTCTCGAAAGCGGACATGCCCCAGATCATGTTATCCGGGTCGGCGGCGACAATGAAGGCCCGCGCCCCCGGCCCGAACTAGCCCTCTGTGGGGGCGCCCAGGACTGGACACCGCCCAGCGGGGCACCCTTGGCCGGGGCCAGGATACGCACGTCGGACATGTCCTCTTCGCGGGTCTCACGCGGCCACCCCGGGATCGCCGTGTGAACGGTCTTCTCCCCGCCAACGTCAATGGTGATGACGCCGTCCGGGAGCAGCCACACCTTCAGCTCAAAGCCGTTGGCGATCTGCTCCGGCGTGAGTGAACGAATGCGCTCCCACGCCTTGCGACGCGTACCATCCGCGTTCCAGCCGGCCTGGATCTCCACGGCCACACCAGCGGTCGAAATCATCGTGGTGATCGAGACCCGGTCCCACCACAACTCGACAGCCGAGATCGTGGACGTGACAGGCCCCACCAGGGCGCGCACGCCATGCGGCGTCGTCATCCGGCCAGCCCACGACTGAACCTTCTGAGGCCGGTACACCGCGAACACGTTGTGGACGGACAACCCCCACCAGGTGCGCCGATACTCCGGGGAGTCCGAGGGCACACCCTCCGTTTTCCCCTTCGCGTTCAGCGTGCGGGAAAGGTTGATGGTGCCCCGCTCAGGCCACATGGACCCGACCATCGGGGCGGACACCATCGTCGTCCCGCCCACCATCGGCGGCGTCGAGTAGAAACCGGCCCGGCGTGCGGCGAGGTTCGCGTAGAACGCCGGGTGCAGACCGAGCCTCATGTACTGCATGCCGTCGGTCGGGGACGGCATCCGGAAGTTCAGCGGGAAATGGGAGAACCGGCGAGCCAGCTTCCTGGACTTGTCCACGACCTCCACGGAAATACCGCGCTCCGAGACGGACCCGGTCACGCCACGCACTGATCCGGTGAACTTGGTTCGCCAGGTCCAGCCGCCGTCGTCGGACACCTCCACCACGACAGGCTCACCGTCGCGGGGCGGGTCGTCGTGCCACATGGACCAGCCCCGGTCTGATACCGGCACGGGCCGGGCTAGCACGATCTCGCCCGTGGCGGCCACGATGGGCGCACCGAGCGGGGACTGGTCGGGGCCGGGGATCTGCAAGGCCCGCCGTAGTTCCATCCGCAGGGGCGACCACAGGGTGTCACGGAAGCGGATGCGCGCCAACGGTGCAGAAACGGTATCGCGGGCGAGCGCCGCACCGGGGGCCGGGTCGGGCAGGGGAGGGGGCGGAGTGTCGGCCATTGCAAGAAGGTCCGGCAGCGGCCCGGGGTCGTCCGTGACCTCCACGCCGGGAAGGGGCGGGATGGTCGGCTCAGACGGCGGTGTGGGCGTGGTGCCGCCCGTGTCCGCCGCCCCCGCGAGGGCTGCCTGGTACCGGACAGACCAGTCCCACACCTTGATCCCGTAAGCGTTCGGCGCACCAACACCAGACCCGGTGTTGTACTGGGTGGCGGCACGCTTCACGGAGGTCTCCGAGTAGTCGCCGCCCAGCGCCTCAGCGAACAGGCGCAACCCGAAGAACATGTTGTCCTCCGGGTTGGCGAGGTTCAGGCCCTCGCCGCGAGCATCCCGGTGGAAGGCCCAGTAGGTGATCTGAGCGGGGCCCACACCGTTGGAGGTGCGGCCCGTCCAGGTGCCGTCCTCGCGCAGCAACAGGGACAGGAACGTCTGGTAGTTCGCGTCCGTGACCGTCTTGTTGTAGGACGCCGGGGTATTCTCGTCCGTCCCGTAAATGCCGCCCCAGTCGTTGCCGTAAACGTTCCGGCCGGACGACTCCTGACGGATCAGCGCCGCCGCCAAATGCAGCGGCACCCCGGCCCGCTTAGCGGCCCGCACCAGTGCGTCCGCGTTGAACAGGATCAGGTCAGAATCTAGGTCGCCCTTGCCCGAGAGGATCTGCGCGGAAGTCAGAACCGGCTTCGGCTCAGGCTCGGGCGTAGGGGTCGGGGAGGGGCTGGGCGCAGACGACGTGGCCCCCATATACCGGGGCGGACGGGCCACACGCAGCACCCCCGAGGACAGGGACACGGTGCGGATCTCGCACGGCCCGGACGGATTGTCCCCCGTGCCCCTGGAGTTCTGGTCCAGAATCCGCCAACGGCCATCCGAGAGCTTCGCCAGGAGGACCAGGACGTGCCCGTAGTACCCGCCCCAGTTCAGGGAAACCACGTCGCCGGGCTGCATCCGCTTGGCGGAGATGTCACCCCAGTTGTACTTGGAAATGTAGTTTCCGGCCAGGAACGCGCCATGCCCCAGGATGCGCGGATATCCGTGGACGGTCGCACCGTAATGCAAAATCGGGTCCACGCACTGCGCCCCGTAGGCACCATCGAAATCGATGTACTTTCCGTTGACAGAGTTCGCCCACGACTGGACCTCCGCCTGAACCTCAGACAACAGCATCGGCACGATGGGGCCTCCTCTTCACGGTTGACTAGTCGGGGCGGCGCACCTCACGGATCGACCACCCATAAGAAGACCGCCGCCCCCACGACCTCTCTGGGATGGCGAGTTGAACGGCCTCACCCGCCGGGCCAACAAGCACCGCGTGCCGGCACCCTTGGCCGGGCACCCAATCGCGGGGCCCATCGGTGAGCGTCACCTGCGGGCGGGCAATCGTCACCGCACCCTGGACCGCGAACCGCAGGGACACGGTCTCACCCGAAGTGCGGAATGTGGTAGTCACACGCTCACGGACGCCTGAGGTGGACACCTCACGGGAAGGACCGTCCGTCCCGTCGATGCCCACCTCGGTCACCACAAGCCGGGCCGTCTGCCCCTCGTAGGCGCTCAGCAGCATTGACACGGTGACCGTCCGCCAGTGAGGCACCGGCACACCCGCGAGATGCACCCACCCGCCATCCGGCGGACCGGACGCCGAGTGCATGAACACCGGCCCCGTCGCGTCCGGCTCAATGGACGAACCGCCGCGTTGCACACCCACCCACCGGCCCGGACGCATCATCGACGCCTCCGGGTCCAGCAGGTTGTCGAGCTGCGCGGCCTCCGAGTAGTAGACGAACAGCGTGCGGTCGAGTCGCTGCCACTCCTCCAACTCGGCCAGCACGTCCATGTCCGCAGGCTCAGCCGAGACCACGTCCACGGTCCAGGTGCGGGCTGGTCGCCCGGCCCTGAGCTGCACCCACTCGGTTTCGTAGTCGAGACCGGAGGCGACCTGGAGGACCGTGTCCGCAACTGGGCTAGCGTCCAGCCGTGAAGCGCACTTGATTTCCTTCAGCCCACCGGCCGGCCCGAGAAGGCCACCCATACGATCACCATCCGCCCATGTAGTCCTGTGCCTCACGCATGACGCCGGCCACCTCGTAGCTGCCGATCTTGAAGACGGGCCGGTATCGGGCCATGCCTGCTGCGACAGCTGCTTCCAGCTCGCCCGGGTTGATACCCTGCCCGGCGGGCGTGTTCACGTTCACGACCGGGTTGATGCTGGTAGCGGACCATTCACGGCCCGGCCTGCCACCCCCCGCATACCCGGCAAGATGCCGGACACTGGGGTCGCCACGGTTGATCGCGGACAACACGCCGTGGAACCGCTTCGACGCCTTCTGATTGATGATCCACTCGCCGTCATCCACCCGGGCAATCGGCATCCCAGCCCCGGTCACACCCAGGATCATATCCGTGCCCAGACCCGTATACGGCAGACGACCGCCCGACGAGTAGCCAGGCAGCCGCGCCACACCACCGGAGGCGAACGCCTGACTGTAGCCCGGCGCCGCCTTCTGCGTGCTGTCCCCGTACCGGGCGGTCAGGACCACCTCGGCGTACCGGGTACGGGCCGCGTAGTTCAGTGCGTTCTCGGCCGCGCTCGTATGGGGGATAGCGGTAACGTCAACGTTCTTGCCGGTGATGGCGAAAATGTCTTCCTGCGTACCAACAACAGTGCCGTTGTCGGTCACCCACACCGGCACCTGCTTGCCGTTGATCTCACGGATCTCCTGCTGCACCCGCTCCTTGGTGCCATCCGTCGTGACGTACATGTAGACGGTCTTGCCGTCCACCTGATCAATCGACGCTTGGACCTCGCCCACAGTCCCGTCCTCGGTGACTGCGACCGTGACACCCCGGTAGCCCGGGATCGCCTCAATCGCATTACCCGTCGCCTCAGCGGCGACCAGGGCCGCGTCAGACAGGTACGTCTCCACGTCCACGTTGGCCGGGATGCCCATGAGTTTCCGGGCCAGCGCGTCCGCCTCCGTGGCAGACTGGCCCATCGCCTGAGCGTTCTCCACCAGAGTGCTGTACGTGTCGATCAGCCCGTCACGGAGAGTGCCCTGAGACTCGCCAGCACGCACGTTCGCGTCCAGCAGCTCCCGGCCAGCATCTGCGAGGCCCTGGAGCGCCGACATGTTGTTGCGGCCCGCCTCCGTGGTCAGATCCAGCGTGGCGGCGTTCTCTGCCGCCGTAGTCGCCAGATTCTCCAGCGCCTCCTGGTAGCCCATCGTGGCGGAAATCGCGTTGGACTCCAGCACGCCCATACGGGTAAGAGCGTCAAGCACACCGTCAAGCTTGTCGTCCAGTTCTGTGGCCTCATCCGTGAGCACGCCCATCGCCTCAGCGATGCCACCCACGTTCGAGCCCGCGTCCACCTGCCCCAGTGCGCCCAGGGACTCGGTCGCGTCCTCAGCCGCCGTAGCAACACCCTCAGTGGCGTCCTGCGCCGGCTGCATGTAGTCGGGCAGGTGCCCCATGGCGATCCCGTACAAGGTCGCCTCATCAGCAGCCTTGCCCGTCGCATTCGACGCCGCCTCCACAGACTCCGCATACGCGGGCATGTACTCCTTCACACCCTCCCAAGTGGAGAGCATGGTGGACCCCTCGGCCTCGGCCGCGTCCCGCAGCTTGCGGAACTGCTCAGCCGCAGACTCGGCGTCCATGGTGGCAAGCGTCTTGCCGAGCGTGTCGAACTGCTCCCGCGCCCGGGCTGCTGGCGTCTCCAGGCCGAGCACAGTGGAACCGAACGACTCCATGTGCGCGTCCATGTCGGACGGGTCCGCGTACCGGATCGCGTCCCCGAGATCCCGGATGGACTCACCCGAGGAGAACAGGTCGTCCAGGGCGGTGAAGTCACCTTCTGCGGCGTCCTTGAGGCGGAGCATCGCGTTCGCGGTCTCTTCAAGGCCCTTCGTCGCAGGGGCGGCATCGTTCGCCCACCCCTTCAGCACCGAAAAGCCGACGAGCGCGGCTGAGGCGATGCCAGCGGCCTTGCCGACCTTGCCGATCGCCCCAGCGGCCTTGGACCCCTCCGGGGCCAGGCGGCGGAAAGCGTCGTAGGTGTCCATGGCGCGGGGGGCCAGCAGAAGTAGAGCACCGCCAGCCGTAGCAGCAACCCCGGCGAGTCCAGTGAGCGCGCCCGCGCCGCCCTTCACAGCGCCAGGCAGGGACGTGAAAGTGTCGGCAGCACCGGCAACACCCTCAGCGATGTTCGCCACAACTGGCAGGATTGCCCCGCCCGCGTCGATGGCCGCATCCATAATGCCGTTCCAAGCCATCCGGATACGAGCCTCGGCGGTCTCATACCGCTTCTGGGCTTCCTCCGCCAGTGCCGAGTTGGACGCCCACGCCTCTTCGCCCATCCTCAGAGACTCGGACAACAGGTCGCCAGCGGAGGCCAGGGCGAGCATGACCTGAGTCTCCTCGGTGCCCTTGATGCCCATTTCCTGGAGCGTGGCGGTGACGTTGCCGCCCTCAGCGTTCACCCGGCCAATGCCCTGTGCGACGAGGTCCAGCGCCTCCATGGGGGACGACCGGAACTTCGCCGCGAACTCCTCCGCCGACGTTCCCGCGACCTGCGCGAACGACTCCAGGGACTCGCCGCCCTCGTCCACGGCAGCACTCATCTTCAAGATCACACGGGTAGCAACACCGCCGCCCTGCTCAGCCCGGACACCCATCGAGGCAAGAGTGTTCGACAGGGCCAACACATCCGACTCAGACGCGCCCACAGTCTTCGCGGCACCAGCAATACGCTGCGCCATCTCCAGGATCTCAGACTCCGTGGACGCGCCGTTGTTGCCCAGCTCCACCAGGGTGGCACCGAACCGCTCGACCCCTTCAGCCCCTTCACGGTCCATGGTGCCCATGACGTTCGAGATCTGCGCGATAGCCGTCGCGGCCTCATCAGCGGTCAGGTTCGTGGTCTCACCCAGATCGACCATTGTGGACGTGAACCCGACAATGTCGTCGCGCTTCACACCCAACTGGCCGGCAGCCTCAGCGACGGCGGCGATCTCCTGATGAGAGGCCGGCAGCGTCGTCGCCAGGTTACGGAGTTCCCCTTCGAGCTGCGCGTACCCCTCAGCGGAGTCGTCAACAGTCTTCTTCACGCCGGCGAACGCGGACTCCCAGTCCATCGCCGCCTTGCCCATGCCCACAGAAGCAGCAGTCAGGCCCGCCCCAACAGCCGCCAGGGCAGTGCCAGCCGTCTGAAGGTCCGCGCTATTCGAGCGGATGCCCTCAGCAAAGCGACCACTCTTCGAGGACGCCTTATCCATCTCGTCGCCAAGCTCACGCGCCGCAACCTCAGCCCGGCCCGCCGCATCCTCATAAGCGGCGTGAGCGTCCGCAGCCCGCCGTGCCGTAGACTCCACGTCACGCTGGGCCTTAGCCACAGCCTCCTCGGCCGCAGCAATCCTCGCGGCATTACCAGACCCGCGCGCCGCCTCCAGGCGCTCCTGAGCCACCCTAAGACGGCCCACAGCATCAGCGGCCTTGTCCTGCGCAATCCGGGCCTTCTCCTGGGCTGCGGCCATCTGCTGCGACGCCCGCTCAGACGCGGCAGCAGCCTTCTTAGCGTCCTCACCCACCTTTTCGGTGGCAGACCCCAGGCCCTCAGCCGCCCGCTGAGCACGCTTCGCCCCAGCCTCAAACCCGGACGCCTCAAGCTCAAGCCCGACCTTTACGCGACGATCAGCCACCGCACACCCCTATACTGTTCCCATGAACGCAAACACGAACGCACAGCGCCCCGGCTCCACCCTGACCCGCTTCGGACTTCTCCTCATCGGCATCGGCGTCCTACTCGCCGTAGTCACCATCGCGGCAGGCGGAAACGCCGTCCTCGGATGGATCGCCGTCCTCGGCCTGCTACTCGCCGGCATCGGCTTCGGACAGCAGATCCTCGCCGCCCTCGAAAAGTGAGAGCGGCGGGCGCGTCACCACATCCGCATCGATCTCCTCCACGTACAACAGCTGGCCGTCGTCCGGCTTGAAACCGTCCGCCCGCGTCACACTGTGCAACTCAGCAGCCCGGTAGCAGTACGTGTCGTCCACAACCGTGTACACGCCGTTGTTGTCCGGGTTGCGGCACTCCAGCACGTACCCGCCGCACTCGCTGCATGTCGTGTCCAAGTACCTCTGATAGGCGAGAATCAGCAGATGGTCCCGCTCACCCCACTCCGTGCCACCCAACAGCGCGGACGGGGGACGGGACCACTTCTCACACGCCCGCAACGCGGAAAGCGTCAGCCTTCCCCGTCCGGCGTGGAAAGCTGCGGCAAAAAATCTGCGCTCGGCTCCGGCACCTCACCACACGCCCGCGTGTAAGCCTCAGCCACACGATCCTGCTGCGCCGGCCCGATACCCGACATGAACCGGTCGAACTGCTCACGGTTCATCTTCGGGGACACCAGCGCATCAAAGATCAGGGTGCGGGCCACCTCCACCGGGGAAGCGTCCTCCGCACCCTTCAGCGCCGCCACCTTCTCATCCCGGTCATGGCCCTGCACCGTCACCAGCAGCGACGCCGCCTTCATCTCCTCGGCCAGCTGCGCATACTGGGCACGCAGCGACGCCGGCGACGCATCAACCAGGCCACGCTCGCCGTCATCAACCGAGTCCGCGTTCTCGATCTGCGCGGCCAGGTCGTCCAGCTGCGCCATAATGTCGCCGCGCTGATACACGCGCACCGAACGCTGAGGACGCGACAGGCCATCCAGCCACGCGTCCACGTCAAAATCCTTAGGGGTGTTCTTACCCATGCCTTCTCCTTTAGGCGGCTCAAAAAGTGGGGCCGTGGCGGGCGGTGAGCCGTCCGCCCGCCACGGGGTCTATCAGGCGGCGGCGACCTCGATAAACGGGTAGCCCTTCTGCACCTTCAGCGGCACCCGGTACTTAATGAAGCCGGAACCGTCCGTGCGGGCGGGGTTATCGTTGATGACCTCGCCGCCCAGGTAGATCTCATCACCCGCAGCCCAGTCCTCGCGCGCCGGCTTATCCGTCTGGCGCGCGTAAGCCCAGAACGTGGTGCCCTTGACCTTCAGCACCTCCATGGCGGCCTCGGCCTGCGAGGTGCCATCGAAGCCTCCGCCCGTGGCGAACTGACGCCAGATGGTGAAGCCGCCGTTGAACACGGACGAGGTCATCACCTCAGCGGCGGTCTCGTCGCACAGCGCCTGCTCGGAGACAGTGTTCGAGTCGCCGGCACCCCAGGTGAAGTCGGAGGCGAGCACGTCACACGAAATGTCGATGCCCGCGTTCAGCTCAGTGGCGGTCGGGGCCTCCGGGTTAGCCGGGGCAGCAGTCAGGATAGTGAACTTGGTCTTGCCGTCAGCGATCATCTTCGCCATGGTCAGTCCTCCTTGGTCTTAGGGGAAGAGGCCGACCCGGCGGTCTGGCCCTTGGTCTCGTCCGCCTTCGACTGGCGGGCGGTCTTCTTGAAACGCTTGAACTGGGGATGATCCAGTTCAAGCCAATGGGCCGGGACCGTGTACTTCCGCCCGGTCTCGGTGTCCTGCACGTCAACCTTCTCGGTCATGTCAGCTCCCTGGTAGCAATCAGGCGGTACTCATCGACCGCGAAATGGGGATGCATCTGCTCTATCTGCACGGACTCATCGGCGGCGATGCCGGCCAGTGGGGCTTGGCGTAGCGGTGCGCACGTCCACCCCTCGACTTCCAGCACGGCACGGTTCAGGGCTGCCCTAGTCCGGCGCGCGAGAACCGCCACAGACTCCTTGGACAACCCCACATAGGTCGCACGGATGTTCACTTCCAGGGCGTCCGGCAGATCCGCCAACGAGTCATCCCACCCAGGCTGATCCCCAGAGAACTCCAGCCCCAGGTCGGACCACAGCACAACAT